AAAGGCCGTTTCTGTTTTTTCGTCCTCTGTATCTTCGTCGACAACCAAATTTACAAGCTCAAATTCATCGTCTGAGGGCGTAAATGCTTTTTCTAGCTCGTGTACATTTAGGTTTTGCGCATAGTCTATCGGGTTGTCGTACCCTTCCGAAATCATGTCTTCCTCAGTGAATTCTGCCTCGTAATAAGTTGCGAAGCGTAATATTGCAGAATATGTTTTCATCGTTAAAACTCCCTTTTGTTTACACTCTATTATTATATACCGATTCGGCATGACACACAGAAAAAAGCGCACCTTATGGCGTCATATATTTGACGCGCCAAGCGTTGTTTGGTGTCAAATTTTTGTGCCATCAGAGGCGGGAAAATGGCGAAAAAGCATTGACAGTGCTAGGAGCTGCATATTTGGCCGTGCAGCGATTTCTTTATTTTTTGGGGTGTTAGTACCTAAAAACGTTTCGAGGGCATTTCTCGGGGAAATATGGGACTAAGATTGTTGCTTTATCGGGTAATAATGTTACCTTATCGGGTAATTTAATTGCCAGGGAAATCAGAGCTATGACGAATAAACAACTTGCAAAGAATAAAGGCGGCAGACCTGCAGGGTCGGGACATGGTACTCAGACTGTTTTGATCGTCCGAAACGCTTTCGAAGAGGCTTTGAACATCCTCAAACGTGACAAGGATGTCACACTTGCCGAGTTGTTGGCTGACTCATTGCATAGTGACTTAAATGCAACACTTGGCACTATCTCAAAATTTATGCCGCGAAATGTCGATGTCAATATAGGGGGCGGCTCATTTTCGGATGCACTGGCACAAGCCGCCGACATCATGCGCTCAGATGCGGCTCGACCCGTGGTAATTGAGAACGATTCGCAAAGTAATAATATTACCGAGATTGATAATAATATTACAGAGAGAGAGAAGTCAGAAAATTGACAAGTCAGAATTTTGACGTGTCAGAATTTTGACACCCCCCTTGAAAATCGCGGAGGGGGCGGTGTATGTGTATATATATACCAAAACACTCGGATTAAAACGCCCCAATTAAACCGCTAGACACACTTGCCTGTCTTTCTCTCTTTGTCTTGATTGAGCAGGAGCACACTTGGTCCTATCAGTCGCTTGAAGGAAGCTCCTGAAGCGGAGTTTAAGAGGGTTTGTCAAGTGCTGGCAAGCACTATTTTACGCAATAGGTGTTGCATATATGCAATACCCCCCCCTTCGATATATATAAGGCACTAGGTTCCCTAGACAAAATTTTTGAAAATATTTTTTCTAAATGTCGTGTATTGCTGATTTAATCCCCCTTGCCTGTCCCCTCAATGTGTGACAAAAATACAACAGAGGAGATGTGGTATTCGGTGTGCGCTTTCTCCTCCTTGAGCGCACCCGATGGAGGGGCGGGCCATTCCATCTCCCTTGGGTCTGCCCCTCCTCCTTTAAGGAGAGAAAAAGATGGACACACAAGAGCAAGCAAAGCTCATTGCTCAATTAGCCCAAGATCCTGTTGCTTTCGTGCGTGGCATTATTGGTGTCGAGCCAGAGGGCTGGCAAAGGAAGGCGTTAGAAGCTGTCCGTGATAATGACCGTGTTGCTATCAGGTCTGGTCACGGTATCGGTAAGACTGCTTTTCTTTCTTGGTTGATTCTGTGGTGGCTTACTACACGCACCCCTGCCCGTATTGCCTGTACTGCTAACACTGCCAGCCAGTTGTCTGACATCCTGTGGGCAGAAGTACAAAAGTGGTACAGGAAGCTTCCAGAGGGCTTCCAGAAGGTGCTGGACGTTAAGACAGACAGGATTGATGTTGTTGGTGCTGACAACTTTGCTGTAGCTCGTACTGCAAGGAGAGAGAATCCAGAAGCCTTGCAAGGTTTCCATAGCCCGAATATGCTCTTTTTGATTGATGAGGCATCTGGTGTTGACGACCTGATTTTTGAGGTTGGTGAAGGTGCTATGTCTACAGAGGGTGCCAAGACTGTTATGACAGGCAACCCAACCCGTACATCTGGGTATTTCTATGATGCCTTTAACAAGGTCGCTGATCGCTGGTTCACCATGAAGGTTGCCTCCAGTGATAGCACCCAGGTAGGTAAGAACTTTATTGAAGATATGAAGGCCAAGTATGGTGAGGAGAGTAATATCTTTCGTGTGCGTGTGCTTGGTGAATGGCCCGAAGCAGATGACGATGTAATTATCCCTATGTATCTCTTGCAGTCTGCTGTAGAGAGAAAACAGGAAGCTGCGGAAACAACACCTGTGGTATGGGGCTTAGATGTCGCTCGTTTTGGTTCTGACCGCACTGCCCTTTGCAAGAGAAAAGGAAATGTTATTGTTGAGCCAGTAAAAACATGGCGTAATAAAGACCTTATGGAACTGTGTGGGATAATCTTAAATGAATATGAGACTACCAGGTGGTCGGAAAGGCCGCTTGAAATTTTGGTTGATAGTATTGGCATTGGTGCTGGGGTGGTGGATCGTCTTCAGGAGCTTGATCTACCTGCTAGAGGCATCAATGTAGCAGAGTCATCTGCCATGAGAGACAAGTATTCACGCCTGCGTGATGAGTTGTGGTTCAGCGCAAAAGAGTGGTTTGAAACAAAAGAATGTTCCATACCAGAGCAAGAGGAGCTTATTGCTGATTTGTCTAAGCCAAGATTTAAGTTTACAAGTAATGGTAAGCTAAAGGTTGAAAGCAAGGACGAAATGCGTAAGCGTGGTATGAATAGCCCTGACTTGGCGGATGCTTTCTGTCTTACTTTTGCGAGCAACGCCAGTGCAGCTAAGAGTGGTAGCCGTTACAAGTGGAATAGCTCGTTAAATTACCCGAAAGCAAGGTGGATAATATAATGGATGAGAACCAAGAATTTACCGAAAGCGATATGGAAGATTTGCAGATGATTCTTGCTGGCTTGCAAGAATTAGAAAAATCTGGTTCAACTTGGGAAAATTTGATGTATATTTGTCTATTAGCGGCTGGACATTGCGCTATGGAGGCAGATGTCGATGCCGATGAGTTTATGCACATCGTTCGCAGTATTCGCGTAACTGATGAAGGCGTACACGGAGACTGCTAATGGCTAAAATGAATGAAAACGAGATATTAAAGTCTGTTTTGCCTCACTTGCAATTTATACATGATTTTCACAATGAAACGATAGAACAAGGCAAAGCGTTAGAAAACGCTGATGGAAGCATTACGACTACATATAGCATTGGGATTCCATATAACGGTAAGATTTATGAGGTTCCAGGATATGATCGTGATGCTGGTAAAAAAATGACGGAAGATGAGGCGTATGAAAAATACGTTCCAATGCTTGAGTCTGGAGAGCTTCAAGAAACGTATGGAGATTTTGGTATTCCTAAGGGCAACTACAAAACTATACTTAATCTTTATCAGCAATATAAAAAAATGAGCGATTACGGAAATGTGCCAGAATCTGCAATCAAATATTATGAGTCTAAGTGATGGCGAAAAAGCAAACAGTTGGAATGTATATCCCACTGCCAAAAACAAAACGGCGTGGGCGTAAGCGTGGTTTGAATGTCCGTAAGGTTCACGGCCCGAAAAGCAATATGAGGATCCGTTAATGGCTATCGTATATCGCGGTGAGCGTTTTGCTGGCTATAACAAACCTAAACGCACACCCAACCATCCAAAGAAAAGCCATGCTGTGCTGGCAAAAGAAGGCGATAAGATAAAGCTAATTCGCTTTGGTCAGCAAGGTGTATCTGGATCACCAAAGAAAAAAGGCGAAAGCAAGTCTTATGCTAATCGCCGTAAGTCGTTCAAGGCGCGTCACGCGCAGAACATCGCTAAAGGAAAAATGTCAGCCGCCTTCTGGGCAGACAAAGTTAAATGGTAAAGGAAAAGATTATGAACTATCCCAAAAAACCAAACCCAATGAAAAAGAAGAAAAAGAAGAAAGGCAAAACCTATCATGGCTAAAGGTGTGCCACATTATTTTAGAGACGGATCGAAGCATAAGGGCGGTATGCACAAGATGCCTGATGGCAGTGTTCATAGTGGCGCACGTCACACCGCATCTAGCAAAAAACTGTATCACTTTGCAGACCTGTCTGACACTGCAAAGAAAAAGGCGCGACGGAGAAGTTAATGCCACTCACCACCAAAGGGCGCAAAGTCATGCGCGAGTTAAAAGACCAGTATGGAGATAAACGTGGAGAAGGCGTTTTCTATGCTATGGTAAACTCTGGCAGACTATCTGGTGTAGAGGAAAAGCGTAAGCCCAAAAGGAGAGGTTAATGTATGTCACTATCTATCGCAGAGACAGAAAAAGAGAGAAGGCTTTGGCAGCTGAAGCTCTGGCAAAGGAAGCAGAAGCAACAAAAGCTAAATCAGATGATGAAACTAAAAAGGCAAAAAGAGGACGACCCAAAAGACGAAAGGCTCAATCATGAATTGTAATAACTGTGGCTATCCCAACCCAAATGGATATGTAGGTGCTTGCAAGTCTTGCCGCCAACCACTTGTGCAAGAAGCTATACAAGTTGTAGAAACTGTGGCAAAAAAGACTAAGGCGAAAAAAGTATTGACCAAAAAGGTTGTGGAAGAAGTAAATGGCGAAGATAAGTGATATTGAGTTTCAGTCCATTCTGCGGAATGAGATTGAACAGGCACTTGGTTACTATGACACGGAGTTTAGTCAAGATCGCATTGATGCGATGGACTATTACTTAGGAGAACCTTTTGGCAACGAACAGCCTGATCGCTCTCAAGTAGTAAGCACAGAAGTTTCAGATACTATCGAGCATATCATGCCGAGCCTGATGCGTATTTACACGCAGTCAGATGAGTATGTGCGTTTTGCTCCTACTGGCCCAGAAGATGTTTTGGTTGCCGAGCAAGCTAGTGACTACTGCAACTGGGTTATCAATACAGATAACTCTGGCTTTGCAATTATGCACAACTGGTTCAAAGATGCCCTGCTATTGAAGTTAGGTGTTGTCAAATACACTTGGGAAGAAATCGTAGATGTTGAGGTTGAGGAGTATGAAGGCCTTAACGAGCAAGAACTAACTATCTTGCTTGCAGACGATGAAGTCGAAGTTGTATCGCAGAACGAAACTGTTATTGGCGAAGAGATGGAAATGCCAGATGGCACAATCATGCCAGCAACAATTATCTATGACGTTAAACTGCGCCGCACAAAAACGGATGGTCGTATCAATATTGAGAATGTGCCGCCAGAAGAGTTTTTGATTTCTAAGCGAGCAAAGTCACTCAAAGACGCTAACTTTGTTTCACATAGAACAACCATGACCGTTAGCGATCTTGTCGCTATGGGTTATGATCGTGATGAGGTAGAGGCTTATGCAGGTGTTACAGACCTTGACACATCAGAAGAAAGAACAAGTCGGTTTGAAGATCTTGAAAGCGGATCTGAGTTTGACAGCAAAGACCCAACCATGCGTGATGTCTTGGTTACTGAAAGCTACATCAAGGCTGATTATGACAACGATGGTGTTGCTGAGTTGCGGCGCGTTATTACTGTTGGCTCTGGCTATCATATCCTAGAAAACGAAGAATGCGACTACGTTCCATTTGCTATTCTTTCTCCTATCCTAATGCCGCATCGTGCAATCGGTCGCTCGGTCGCAGAACTTGTGATGGACGTTCAGTTGATTAAATCAACTCTGATGCGTCAGTTGCTGGATAACATCTACAACACAAACAATGCGCGTGTTGTTGCCGTTGAAGGCCAAGTTAATCTTGATGACCTGCTGACTAATCGCCCAGGCGGTATTGTTCGTACTCGCGCACCAGGCATGGTTCAACCATTGCAGGTTCCAGAAGTGTCTGGTGCTGTATTCCCAGCACTTGAGTATATGGATCGCCTGAAAGAACAGCGCACTGGTGTAAGCCGTCAGTCGATGGGCTTAGATGCTGATGCGCTGCAATCAACAACTGCTACCGCTGTTGCCGCTATGCAAGCCGCATCGCAGGGCAAAATTGAAATGATTGCGCGTGTGTTTGCAGAGACGGGTGTTAAAGACTTGTTCCGTGGAATCTTGCATCTTGTTACGAAGTATCAAAACAAGCCGCAGATTGTTCGTCTGCGTAATCAGTTTGTTCCGATGGATCCTCGTCAGTGGGCAAACAGCTATGACGTTCAGATTAATGTTGGTCTTGGTACTGGTCAGCGCGATCAACAGCTTGCAACGCTGTTTCAGATTGCCGCCAAGCAAGAACAGATTATGGGTACAATGGGTGTAAACAACCCTATCGTTACACCGCTTGAGTACCGCAACACGCTTGCCAAGATTACAGAATTATCTGGCTTTAAAAACGCTGCTGAGTTTTTTGCCGATCCACGCAACGCACCTCCGCAACAGCCACAGCAACCTGCTCCTGATCCTCGCATTGCGATGGAGATGCAGAAGATGCAAGCAGATATGCAAATGGCTCAACAGAAAGCGGCTCAAGATCTTCAGCTTCAGAAAGAGAAGATGCAGATGGAGTTTGCCTTCAAGCGTGAGCAAATGGCGGCTGAGTTGCAACTACGTCAACAGGAACTTGCATTTGAAAGAGAGCTACGCGCACAGCAGATTGTTGCTGGAGTAAATACATCGACTAACCTACCAAGGGTATAGTAAATGCTGACATCACCCAATATTCTGTCAAGCATTTTAGGCCAGCAACAGCCGATCAAGAGACAAGGAATTGATATTCAATCTTTGTTAAATGTTCCTGCGCCTATGGCAAGCAACGCAATATTGGGTACTCCATCTGTAGGAAAACCATCTATGTCTAGTGACATAATGGGATATGTTCCTTCCTTTCAGCCATCAACACCATACTCTGCAACTAACCTGCCAGAGTTTATGCAGGGTTATGAACAAACACCTAGCGGTCGCTTTGTTATGTCACAGGGTTTGCTTGGCATGGCTCCTGATGTTGCTAATGTGCAATCTCTTTTTTCCAAACAATATGGTCAAGAATACGATCCACTAGAACAACAGTTTCAAGAAAGTTTTGCGCTTGATCCTAGCCTGTTTGGCAACATCTATCGTGCTGGCGGTATGATACCTGGTGTGCCAAGAGGTATGACAGCAGACACCTCAAGCGGTCTTGGTGGATTGGCTGGTGTTTTGGCAGGTGGCGCCGCATTAAAAGCACTTACGCCGCTTACTGATAATATTGCAAGCTCAGTAAGTATGGGTGATGTTAAAAGTGGGACTGGAATTGGGGGTTGGTTTCAAGAAAACTTTAACAAGCCAGAGTTTATTAATACAGCCCAAGAAAAAGCTAAGGAATATATTAAGAAGTTTAAGGAAACTGATTTCTATAAGTCTGGAAAGACTGCACTTGACCTTGGTGGTGATGCTTTTTCTACTTATGGTCGAATTGAAAACCTTATAAATAATCCAAATCCAATGAACGCATTTAAGGCTATAGATGCAATGGATAAGCTGACAACATATTTACCAGAAAGCGCACAGCAATCATTGCAAGAGGTAACAGCAAGCATTGGGCCAGCAACGGGTATTGCTCTTGATGCTCTTGGTGTTGCCTCTATTGTAAATGCGTTTGAAAACCCAAGTGCACAGAATATAGCAAATGCTTATGGTGGTTTAGATTACTTAGCTCAACAAGGTTATATGGGTACAAATCTTTCTACAGGATTACCGTACGCTCAAAACATAGCTGGCATAGGTAATATTATTGGTGGTTTACAAGCTCTTGAAGGTGGCATCGAAGGCCCAGGTGAAGCCTTGCAGGTAGCTACGGGTGCAGCAACTGCGGCTAGTATGTTTGGCGGCGGAACTGCAATCGGATCTGCTGGCACTGCGACATTGCCTGTTCTTGGGCCGATTGCGGCCTTATATGGTGCATATGAAATTCTAAACAAACCAGAGGCAAATCTTGGTCACGCTATTGTTGGTAGGGACAGCTATGGTGGATATTCGATTGAAAGCGAAGGCTACAAAGGTCAAGGCGAAAGTATAGCTAAACCTGAAGCTAATGCCGCTATGCTTGTGCTTGGTGAGCTTGAGCGTAACTATGGTTACAAGTTTGATGCTGACGCTTGGGAAAAAGTAAACAAGCGTGTTGACTTTGATAACGGTCGTTGGGTTAGGGGCGCACATGATGTTATTATTGACGCTTTACAGCAGGGCGCATTAATTCCAACTGAAAATACACCTCAAAGCCTGGACTTTGGTAGTATGTTAAAAGATGCTCGCTTCTATATGTCAGAAGCCCCATATACAACTAACAAGTCAATGTCATCGTTTGCGCGTGGTCAAGAACGTGCGCGTCAAATGCAAGCAAGTGAAGCCTATGGCCCAGAAGGGCCACATCCGCTTGAAGTTGAGCGCATGAAAATGGGTCTTGATATATTCCAAATTAATGCTGACGTTAATGAGGCTCTTGGACGATTAGATTTTTCTGGCCTTGATTTTAGTGCTTTAGGTATTCCGCAAACCACACTAGCTTCTCAACCAGCTCCACCACCAGAAGAATATATTGAGCTTGATGGTAAAAAATATAAATTAAGCGAATTTAGAAAAGAATTTGGTAATGTATCGTTAATGCCTGACATATTTGCAGGATTTACAGCACCTAACTATGGATTGCTTTCTCAGCCAGCAAACATAGCACCAGTGGCACCTCAAGTTGCGCAACCAGTGACACAGCCTGCTCAGGTAGCTTCATATTCCCCAATGTCCCCAGGTTACGATTTTAGCCAGATTAGGTTTTAACTTGCGTTAATCGTATACTGTGGTATTTTTGTCACATAAGGAGATGGAGATGGACGAAGGCAAAAGACGATCTGAACAGGATCGCGGAGCAAAGGCAGAAGCCCTACTACGCAATCCAATGTTTCAGGAAGCGTTCCAAGTATTAGAAGAGAAATACATGGACGCATGGAAAAATTCTCCTGTCAAGGCAACTGATGACAGGGAAAAGCTCTTTCAGATGTACCAGAATCTCATAGCAGTGAAAGGCCATCTGGAGGAGGTTGTCAATACTGGCAACCTAGCGAAACTAGAAACAACACTGAGGAGATAATTTTATGAGTGAAGAAACCAGTACCCTACTTGGATCTGGAGGGTCACTAAACAAAGGTCAAGCTGTTGACCTACTCTTGAATGTCAACGCCCCCGAAGAGGCAAGCGAAGATACTCAGGAGCCTGTGGCCGAAGAAGTCGAAACAGAAGAAGTTGAGACTGAAGAGGCTGAAACATCTGAAGATGAGTCTTATGACGATGACGCTGAAGAGCCATCTGAGTCAGAAGAGGAAGATGATGATGAAGAGTATGACGTTGATGAGGACGAAGTAGAAGTCGTTGCAGATGACGTTTATACCGTAAAAGTTGATGGTGAGGAAAAACAAGTAACCTCTGAGGAGCTTGTCAAATCATATCAACTAGAGCAAGCCGCGCAGAAGCGTATGCAAGAGGCTTCCCAAACACGGAAGCAAGCAGAAGCTGAAGCACAACAACTTGCTCAACAACGCGAGCAGTACGCACAGGCTTTGCAGATGTTAGAAGCCCAGCTTACTCAGGTGCAAGAGCCTCCCAAAGAATATTGGGAAAAGCTCTATCAGGAAGATCCTCTTGAGTGGACACGCCAGCGCGATGCCTACCGTGATCGCAAGGAACACCTTGCAAAGGTGCAGCAAGAGCAGCAGCGCGTTCAGCAAGAACAGCAGCAACAGATGTTGCAAGCTCATCAGCAAAAGCTGGTAGAAGAGCAGAATCGTTTGTTGGAGCGTATTCCTGAGTGGCGCGATGAAGAACGCGCAACACGCGAGAAACAGGCCATTATAAACTATGCCCAACGGATAGGTTATACTGAGCAAGAGCTTGCAGTTGCTAGTGACAGTCGTGCTATTGAGGCTTTACGAAAAGCCTATCTTTATGATGAGTTAATGGCAAAGCGTCCTGAAGCTCAGAAGAAAGTAAAGAAAGCACCAAAAGCAGTTAAAGCTGGTACTCCTAAATCTAAGAAGCAAGTTGCATCTGATCGCAATAAACAGGCTTTTGATCGCCTAAGAAAAACTGGCTCGAAAGATGCCGCAGTTGATTATTTATTGCAAAGGAATAGCTAATGGCTACACATACTACTACTACCGCCGTCGGTGAGCGCGAAGACCTTTCCGATGTCATCACCCGTATTGACCCAGATGAAACCCCCATTTTTTCTGCTCTAAAAAAAGAGACAGGCAATGGTGTTTTCGTTGAATGGCAAGTACAAGAGCTTGCTAGTGCGGTTGCTACTAACTACCAAAACGAAGGTGCAGACGCAACTTATGACACGCCTACTGCAACGACTCGTCTTGGCAACTACATGCAAATCTCGCAAAAAGATGCGGCTGTATCTGGCACGTTGGATGCCGTTGATAAAGCTGGTCGTGACCGTGAGACTGCATACCAAAAAGTGCTGAAAGGCCTTGAGCTTCGCCGCGATATTGAAAAATATCTGCATAGCGACACTGCACGTTCTGGCTCAGATCCGCGCAAAGCAGGTTCATTGTCAAGCTGGATCACCAACGTAGACGATGCTTCTGGCACGTCTGCTGCAACTGGTGACGGTACGGACGTTCCAGATATGGCTGGTACGAACCGCACCATGACTCTTGCTATGATCGACAATGCAATGCAAGCCGCTTATGAGGACGGTGGTCAGCCTAATATGCTGGTTGTCTCTCCTGCCAAAAAAGTTGAGTTTAGCGACCTGAACGCTGGTTCAGTTGCTACGAACCAAATCAACTACACGGCTCCACGCGAAGCTGCTATCGTTGGTTCGGTTTCTTTGTACCTCAGCGACTTTGGTCAGCTTGACGTTGTAATCGACCGTTTTGCTTCTAGCGACCGCGTATACCTGCTCGATAGCGACTATGCTTCGATCTGCACGTTGCCTGGCCGTAACTTCGCCGTACAAGAACTGGCGAAAACTGGCGATGCGGAGAAATTCCAAATCGTTACGGAATGGACGCTGAAAGTGTCTGCTCCGAAAGCACACGGTGCTGTTTACGACCTGTCGTAATTAGACACGGGGGGGGTGGGTGAAACCACCTCCCCAAACTCTATGAGGGAGACATGAAGAAATTAGTACATAAAGATCCTATAACGGGAAAAGAAACATGGTGTCACTATCAAGACGATGGTGGCTTTATTTTT